CTTTTACAGTAATAAACAATCTTCTTACATTGATTCTGTCAAATGCACTTGCAACTTTGGTCATTGTTTTATCACCAAACAGCAATGTACCTTCACCACGAATCGTAATTATAGGATTGATCTGATTTATATATTGTTCATCTCTTGCTTCTTGAGAAGGATTGAAAGCGAGTTTAACAACATTCTTAATCTGACCACGATTATATCCAGCTGGTGAATACCAAGGATAATAATTGATATCACATTGAGCCATTAAACCGGCAATGTCTCCAGACAATGGAAGCCATCTGTATGTATCATTGAAACTATCGTATTGATATTTAAAGTTTCCATCCATAAATGCATATGAACTATTGTAAATACCATCTCGCCAATTGACCATTCGATCTGTGATCAATTTCTCATCTGAGTATCCGCTTGCAATTTGTCCATACTCACCAGAGACACAAACAACACAATCTTTTCGTTCTTCTGCCATTTGAATCATCTTTGAAATTGCGACACGGGCATCGAGAGGATGTCCTGGAATATAAGTCCAACCAGTTACAAAGAAATCTACTTCAACATCTTCTTTTGATTTGAACAATTCAATTGCTCGAAGAACATCATCTTCTTGTGTAGGATTTCCACCTGCACCGCCGGCAAATCTTTGTGCAGCATAATCAGCAGGTCCAGTCAGATTTGTGTGGTAAGTTGTGAAAACTGTACCTGGTGTTTTATCACCCCAGTTTGAATAAGACATCGCCCATTTGAGTGGATGCGCTGCCCACTTAATCCATTCTGACGTATTGTTAACTCGAGTTACATAATAAGTTGGCGCTCCAAAATCATCTCTACCATCTCTTGCTACAGAGAGACTTGCATATGATTCAAGAACTTGTCCAACATTTCCAGTGATCGCTCCACCATCGTCAATTACAGCAATATGAACTTCATCTGTATAATGTCCGCTCATATTCTGATTAATTACTCTTGCGTTGTTTGATGTTGCAGGTGCTTGTGGAAATAATTGAGCGTATTTCCATTCTCTTACCCAATAAGTTGGTGTTGCTGGAAGCATTTTACCAACAATTGGTCTGTCAACACGAATTTCTGTATTTGAAATAATTTCAGAAACAACAAGTCTTTGTCCAGCAATTGTTACAACATCATTTACAGACAATTGTCTGTAGAATACAGTATTGATACCATAAATTCTATCTGTATTATTTTGATACCAAACTCGGCCCATCAGATTGCAAGGTGAATTTCTTCTAGCACCGTCTGAGAACTCTTTAAATTTGCTTCTCTCACAAACGGTTACAGATATGATCGGTCTCTCAATTTCAAGTTCCCACAGTCCGCCATTGTTTACACAATCAACATCTCCAAAGGATCCTTTATTCACATAACACATATAAGAACCATCACCTGCCATTCCACTGGCTATCATGAAGTAATAAGTACCATTTGATGCACCACCACTTACTACAATCTTAACTACTTTTTGTTCTGCTTCAACACTTACATCTCCACACCAAGCATTTGCTGTTGATCCAAAAAGTTCTGCAGCATCATATACGTTGCCCACGGCTTTGTGTGAGAACCAAACTTTATAGAAATTTCCCTTGGCTGAATCAACAGGAACGCCTGAAGAATCAATTCTTTGGAAACGAATGCTGTTTAATCCTTTAACAGGATCATTGTCAAAATGTCCAGTTTGATATACTGTTTCTGGTGCGTTTGCAAAACACATATCGACTTTGATTGAATTTCCTAAGTCACCAGGATATCTTGCAACCCATGCACCATATTGTTGGTCTTCACCAAACTTAATGCCTGCATCTGATGGATCTTTAAGTCCGCCTTCTGCTAAAATTAGGCTTTCTGCATATGCAGAATCATTATAGACCAGTACTGTTTCACCTGTACGATTAAAACCAAAAGTTGCATTTTTTGCACTATCATTATCAACAACTCTTACGACATTTGCAGTTTTTCCATACTGTAAAAAGTTATATACATTAAACCATTCAACATAATTGTCATTCAAGGGTTTTCCAAATTGCTTAATAAATTCATTTTCACTTGTAATAAGAGTAGGAATCATGGATGGTCCCCAGTTAAATCGTCCAACTACTCCTGCAATGCTACTAAGCATAAGCTTTTCAGGACGAATGGATTTGTCAATCTCATTCGTGACGATTCCTGGAGATAGAGTAAAATCTGCCATATCAGTTCCTTTAACTTGAATTATTTTAAAAGGTAAACCACGAAAAAAATAAATTAAAAATAATTAATTTTATTAGTTTAGAAATATTTATCAATTTTGAAGTTTTAAAGACCTTCAAATAACCAAGCATTTTGTTTAAGAATTTCAATTCTTTCTTCTTCAAATGGATCTCTTTCTTCTTCTGGAACATATTCTTCCACACCATCATCCAAAAATCCAAAAGGTAAATAATTTTCTTCATTTTCATTTTCCACAATATTTGTCCGCATGTTCATATCATAAGTATCTTTAAAATATTGTTCATCGGACATCCAAGCAAAAAGAACTAAAGTCATTACACAATCATCATGTTTACCATTCTCTGCTTTATATGAACCAGACCTTGCATCAACTGAGAATGTTAAAAATTCACCAATGGTATCAGCATCATTCACTAAAAGTTGTTCATTCTCAATTAACATTTTTAAATTTGAACAGCCAATTCTTTTAATTCTTGGTGTTGTTGTTACACCATACTTCGCTCTTTTTTGAAATCCACTTGACAAAGTAGTTTTTAATTCTTTTTTTACAGTGGTGAATAAATGATCATATTCCAAATCTTGAAGTAGAACATCTGTAATTTGTGAACCTATATTGTTTTCTTCAACAAGAACATATGCTTTGTTGTATTGTAGTGCCGCATTATGAATGATTCTCGCATAGATAATTGGCTGAATTGTGTTGTCACGATAAACAGCAACAACCTTAAATGGTTTTGTTGAAACATCAATCACAGAGAAAACAGAGTAGTCTTGTTCTCTACCTTTTGATACATCAGCAACAATTACATAATTGTGTTCTTCTTGAACTTCTTCGTAAATTTTAATATCATCAAGAATTCGTGATGGCTTCATGATTGCCATCTCTTTCAATTTTGTTGATGAAATTAAAGTTGCTGTACTACCAAGAAACTGGCAACAATGTTCAACAAGAAACTTTTCTTCTCCAAACTGTGCAATTGTTTTTTTCTTCCATTCGTCATTACGATCTGGTCTTTGATACCACATGACTTTATATGGAATAAAGTCATTAACTCCAGCCTCTGCTTCCGTCCAAAATTTGTAGAAATGATTCAATCCTTTTGGTGTTGAAGTCATTACAACCTTTGAAGAAGTACCAGATGAGATGGTAGGATAGGTTGCAGACCAAAAGGTTTCAAAGTTATCAACGAATGCGCACTCATCTACATACAATAGATTGATTGTTTCACCACGAATACTATCACCAGTCGAAGCTGAAACCATCACCATACAACCATTTTCAAGTTCAATTGAATTCACATTCCAAGACATCACACCCTGTTGCATCCACAAAGGAATGTGTTCATATGCTTGTTTGATTAAACGCAAACTCTTTCGTGCGGTCTTTGTATAGTTTGCTAAGATTGCTACATTCTTAGAACTATTGAATAGAATATAATGTAAAATATATCCACAGACAGTTGTAGTTTTTGAAATCTGGCGTGCAGATAACACAATTGTATTTCGATTGTCATGTACTAAATTAATGATATCTTTTTGATAGTCCCACAAATCAATAATTTGTTTACCTTGATCAATTGTAATAATATAAAAATAATTATTGAGAAAATAAACTACATCATCTCGGCAACGAAGATATTCCTCTACATGGTCTCTTGTAAAAGGTATCTCTTGACCGACTCGTTTTAATTTAGGATTATTTTTATAATTAAGTACTGGTACTGGCGCAGACATAGAATCACCTTTTTAGGAATGAATAAATAATATAAGTTATTTTAATATTTATTTCAACCAGGGCTTTTATGTCAAAAGCAAATATACATTTTAATCATTATCAATATCAAGGAGAGCAGGACCTAGTACAGGACTTGCATGATGAGATCATACAAATTGTAGGCATCAATATGTCTTATCTACCCAAAGAACATTTCAATTATGATCTGATCATGGGTTCTGATAATGACCAAAGATTTAATCATGCCTACCTGATTGAGATGTTGATGGAAGAAACTGATGGCTATGTTGGTCAATCATTACTCGGTAAGTTTGGTTTACAAATTGAAGAAACAATGACCTTGATTGTTTCAAAAAGAAGGTTTGATGAGACAGGTATTCCAGACCGAAGGCGACCACATGAAGGTGACTTGATCTATATGCCAACAGATTCAAGATTGTATACAATCACATATGTTGATTATCAGCAACCAGGATTTATGCAAGCTGGTATCTTTCCTAACTACAGGTTATCATGCGAATTGTATACACCGAGCCATGAGCAGATTGAAACGAATGTTAAAGTAATTGATCAAGCAGACCAAGAAATTTATAGTCTTGACATACCTCTTGAAAACATTACGGGTAAGTTTGCAAGAAATGAATTTGTTGTTGGTGAGAAATCAGGATATAAAGGACAAGTGCATAAGTTTATGCCAAGAAAGAAAGTTCTTTCTGTTCGTAACCTGAATGGTTTGTTTGAGCCAAATGAAATTATAACAGGTGACTCAAGTGGTGCAACTGCAAATGTTAATTCAATTGTTGAACATTTGTCAAATCAAAATGAAGAAATTCAAGCATTGCAAACAAACAATCAATTGCTTGATGAAAGCACAACACTTGTTGAATGGGATCCAAATAATCCACTAGCATAACAGAGATATGTTTTTTAGCAAAAATGTTGATGAACAAGACCAGTATCACCAAACAATAAGAAATCTGGTTGTTGTTATAGGATCATTGTTTTCAAAAATGGTTCTTGTTCGTAAGAATCATAAGTCAGGTGATATTGAAGAAAAGATTGTAGTGCCAATTAGCTTTGCGAATCGTGATAAGATGCTTACTTTAATTCGTGAGGCACCTGCTGTTGAAGATAAGAATACAAATTTAACACTACCAAGAATTGGATTTTCATTTGATGGTTTGTCTTATGATGGTCAAAGACAATTACCTAAAACAGGTGGTAGAGGACGACCAACAAACGAACAAAAAAACAAAAAAGATGTGCTTGTAATGTACAATGGAGTGCCATATAATTTTGAATTTACAGTATCCATTCTCGCTAAATACGCAGAAGATTTAACACAACTTGTTGAAAAAATCTTACCGTATTTTACACCAAATTTAAATGTGACATATCGTGCAATACCTGAATTAAGTATTGACATTGATGTGCCTATCATGTTGAATGGTGTAACATGGACAGATCAATATGAAGGCTTGCAAGAAAGAAGATTACTTACCGCCGACCTTGCTTTAACAGCAAAATCATATATCTTTCCACCGATTAAAGATTATCCGAAAGTAAATACAGTATTTGTGGAGACACATACTTTAGGAAAAATCGGAAAAGAAGATTTGCAAAAATCTCGTAAGAAAGCCCTTTATCTTGAACAACGAATGCCGATTGCTACTGAAACTTCTGGAAGTTTACAGGATGAAGAAGCAAGTTCTGCTTTGAATGATCCTATTGCAAATGAGCATAGCTTAGTTAAGATTTATGGTTATGATGAAAATGATGATTTTGGTTTCAAAACTTTTGTCTATGATGGCTCAAACTATGACGAAGAGCATGAAAGAGAAGAGGCTTGGAAAAAAGAAAACCTATAAAGGAGAACTAAAATGAATTTATTTTTGAAATGGTGGCTACTCATCACACTCACACTCACAGGTTTAGGTGTTGCAACCTATTTTAACTTTTTGAATTTCATGTATGTGCATGACTTTACGAAACTCTCTGTTGCAATTCTAAGTATATTCGCCGCCACCAGTGTTGTGATTGGATATAAATTATGGAAAAGTTCAGTTAAAGGAGACGAAAAATATACTTATGATCGGGAATGGTTTGTGAGTGAAATGGTAATTACTTTAGGTATGATTGGAACTGTTATCGGATTTATTTACATGCTGTACTCAGTTTTTTCAAATTTAAATATCAACGATACTTATGCCATTCAGGAAAGTTTAACACAAATGGCAAGCGGTATGGGTACAGCATTACTTACAACATTGGTTGGGTTAGTAAGTAGTGTTCTTATTAAAAGTCAACTGGTAATGGTGGAATCATATGTTAAAGTACAGTAGTAATCTTGCATTTATTGATCTTCTTTTCAACTTAATTTTGGGATTTGCATTCCTTTTCATCGTTGCATTTCTTCTAATTAATGATCCAACGGAAACAGCGGACATTGAAGCAAATGTTGAATACATGATCACAATGAGTTGGGAAGGAGAAAAAGATATTGATTTAGACCTATGGATTGAAGGTCCAAGTGGTCTTGTAGGTTTTCGGGATCCCGCACAAGGATTCATGAACCTTGACCGAGATGATTTAGGACATCGTACAGATACAATTTTTGCGGGCACGGATAAGATGGAAGTTGTTCATATCAATCAAGAGATTATCAACATTCGTGGTTACCAAGCTGGTGAATATGTAATCAATGGACATTATTTCTTTACAAAGGAACCAAAAGAAAAGAGGCGGACAACTGCCGAAGTTAAAGTGATTAAGTTGAATCCTTTTGAAGAAGTTTGGCAAGGAACAAAAGAGTTTGAATTTCGTGGACAAGAACTTACCTTTGTTCGTTTTGAAATGACACCTGAAGGACGTTATACAAATATGCATGATTTGCAAAAGCATCTTGTGATGAAACCTGATGGTACTGGACCTGGTACAGGCTGGGTAACTCTACCAAATGATGAAAATCGTAATACAAGAGGCTCTGGAACATCCGGTTCCATTACGCAACAAATGCAAATTAATAGTGACCCAGCTTATGGAGGCGTAGGAGGACCATGATTTACTTAGTTATTTTAGCGATATTTTTAGTTTCATTATTTTTGTGGCTGATGATTGATGTGCGTAAAAGTGCCCACATGCTGTACATCATTCCTCTAACAATTTTATTCACCGGTGGAAGTTACTTCTACATTGATTCATTGTTTGGTTATCCAACTTCATTAACAAATGAAAAGAAATTTATGCTTGTTTCTTATATACCAGATGAAGCAGGTGATAATATTTTCATGTGGGTAATGCTTGAAGGTGATACAGAACCTAAGGCAATTCAAATACCATATTCACAAGAGAGACATAAGGCTCTTGCTGCCGCTACTGAAGGTATGAAAAAAGGTCGCCGATTTGTTGGTGAGTTTGATCCTGAACTTTCAGGTGAAGAAAATGAGGGACAAGAAGGTGATCCAGGTGCGAACAGTGAACAACATGCAGGTGGCACAGTCAAATCAAAAGGTGGCGGTTTTGCTCTACTTGAACTTGATGTCGAAGCCACACTTCCAAAAAAAGCAGGCCATGAAGAATTCGAAGATTGAGCCAATTGAAGTTTCAAATGAAGTACCTGTTGAATTCATCGAAGAAGGTGCGGAAAGAAAACTTCAAAAAGTTGAAAAGTTCAACGCTATCACACCATACGAGGGTGCAACGTCCTCGGATGAAGATTTTGAATTTGCTCAAGATACAATCAAAGAGACAATTTTAAAATCAAACGAAGTTTTACAAGAACTAGGTCAAGCTGCCATTCTCAATGAGAATGGCAAACTATATGAATCATATTCTCAACTGATGAAAAACATCATCGATGGTTCATCTGCTCTACTTGACCTACATGTAAAACAAAAGAAAATAAAAGAAATAAAAGAGAAGCTCGAGCCTTCTCAAACCAACACTCAAATAAATAATATAGTTGTTGGTTCAACAAAAGATCTTCTTGACATGATTGAAAACAAGATAAAAGATTAAAGACCTGCCTTTCGTATTGTTTTTGTTAGCAAAGTATAAATAGAATAAGTACAACATTTTCTTTCATCATACAATACAAAAAGAATTATGGCCGACACCATTTCTAAAATACTCATCAAAAGTTCTTTAGTAACTGATACTCCTTCCCCAAGTGACCTTGAACGAGCGGAACTAGCTTATTCATACTCATCAAATCGTCTATTCATTGGACATCCAGATGGCAATCAATCACCATTAGTAATTGGTGGTACTAAATTCCTTGAACTATTTGAAACTATTCTTGATGATGATGGCACAATCAACTCTGGTCAAGTATTACCAAACAGAGTAATTGTTGCTGGTGAAGATCGCAATCTTGATTATCTGGATATTGGTGTATTAAAAGTTGCTGGTAGAGAACTTGCCACAAGATTCATTGATAAAGTTATCACATCAAATGCATTTAGTGATGTTAGTCATACACAATTGGCTACAGCACAAGCAACAAAAGAATATGTTGATCAAAGGACAGAAAGATTTCTACTTAACTTTGACGAAGAATCAATACAAGAAGGACAAATTCTAATTGCTGATGCAAATAATCGTTTTGAAAATCGAACGATTACTGGTGATGTTATTCTAAGTTCTGATGGCTTCACAAAGATTCGTGATGGTATCATTAAGAATGAAATGCTCAAGAATGCATCGATTCTTGTTGGTACTCAAGAAGT